GTAGTAGCTGCTTTTACTCAAGTTATAGGGTACTACTTTGGTAGTTCTATGGGTAGTAAGCAGAAAACAAATCTTATGAAAGGCGATCCTTCTATAGAATAATTGCATGTTGCGTTTTGTCACTTACAAATATTTCCATACTTTTGTAAAAACTTAAATTTATGGACAGAGAAAAACTTGCAAAACTTTACAAAAAATATCAGCTTACTGCTGACGATATTTTTAAACACAAACATTATATGATTATAACTAGAGCTGGTATAGATAAAATACAGGCTATAGAGAATATACAAATCGAATATAATGCGATAGTATCACAACCAAACTTTGCAGTTGTTCAGGCTTATGCCAGTAAAGGTGATGCTAATATTCAATCCTTTGGTTCAGCCTTAAAAGGTAAGACTCACATGGATGGGAATTGTACGACATGGTATGTCATGGAGATGGCAGAGAAAAGAGCTATGTCTAGGGTTGTTTTAAAGATGACAGGTTTTTACGAGCTTGGTGTCTTTGGAGAAGATGAATCAGAAGATTTTAAGAAAGTATAATTATAAATTTAATATTATGAGTGATTACAAAGAAAAAGTGTATTTAGGTTACGGAAAAGAAGTAGGTAACTATGGAATGATTAATTTCAGTTTAGAAGAAAGCGTTATCAAAGAAAACCTTGTAGATTATAAAGGCAAGAAATATCTTAGAGCTACAATATCAAAACTAAAAAGTCCTACTCAGTATGGACAGACCCATACAATAACTTTAGATCAATATACACCAGTAAAAAAAGATAATCAATCTACAGATAGCGTATCTGGTGGAGATGGACTACCTTGGTAAATATGGCTAAGTCAAGATACTTAAATATAAATTTAGCACTTATGAATAGTACACTTACTATTTCAGAAGCTGCTTTATTATCCTTGATAGTGTCACTAAGTAAAAAGAAAGGTTATTGCTATGCATCTAATAATTCTTTCTGTGAGACTTTGAATATAAAAGTTAGAACTTTATATAGAATGTTAAATAAGTTAGAAGATAGAGGTTACATAAAAAGAGTAACCACCTCTAATGGTCATTATGGAAAAGAGAGAAAAGTTTATATATCTCCACATGCCAAGATGACAGAACATTATATATAACTATATATACTTAAAAATAAATATACCTAGCTTTATATATGTTAGTCGATAGCACTTTCTCCAATCTAGGTATAAATTTAAAGGGTAATAGAGAACAACAAAAAGTAAAATGTCCAAACTGCTTACGCTTGGGCAAACAGAATTATAATGACCCCTGTTTATCAGTAAATGTTAAAATAGGGGTTTTTAATTGCCATAAATGTGGTTGGAGTGGAAAACTAAAGAAAAAGGTAGAATCTAAATTTAACATGTATAAGAAGCCACAAAACAACAAATTTAAACCTCTTAGTGAGAAAGGTAGAGAATTTTTAAATTCAAGAGGTATAACAGATCAAGTAATAGATAATAATAAAATACGTTCAATAAATGATAATACTATTGTTTTTCCTTACATAGTCAAAAAAGAAATAGTAAACTATAAGGCTAGGGGAATACAGAGAAAAACATTTGCCCAAAGTAAAGATGCAGAACCTGTTATATACAATTATGATAATTGTGTAAATAGTGAATCTATAGTTATATGTGAAGGTGAAATAGATTCGTTGTCATGGGAGGTGGCAGGTGTGAGCTTCCACACTTCTGTTAATATGGGTGCTCCTAACCCAAACGATAAATCCATAGACAAGAAACTTGAATGTATAACTAACTGCTATCATGTCTTTGAACAAGCTAAATATATCTACATAGCTACAGATGAAGATGATAATGGTAGAAACTTAGAAAGAGAGCTAGTAAGAAGGTTTGGTGCTGAAAAGTGCTTATTAGTCGATTTAAAGCCTTTTAAAGATGCTAATGAGGTGTTAGTCCATGAAGGTATAGAAAGTCTCAGAGAACGTCTTAAAATGGCTTTATCACCTAAAATAGAGGGTATCTTTTCTTTAGATGACGTTGAAGAGAGTATGTTAGATGGATATTTTAATGGTCAAGAAAGGGGTACAACTACTTATGTAAAGCAGATAGATCACGCTTGGACATGGAGAAATGGTGAGGTAAATATCTGGACAGGATACCAAAACGAAGGAAAAAGCATGTTTTTAAATCAATTATCGTGCCTAAAAGCCTATCATGACTCGTGGAAGTTTGGCGTTTTTTCACCTGAGAATATGCCAATGAATGATTATTTTAATGATATTATAGAAATGTATATAGGTATGTCTGCTGATCCATACTACAAGAATAATTATATGAGCATCAAAGTTTATAGAAAAGCAATGGCATTTGTTAGAAAGCATTTTTTTCTTATATATCCAAAAAAAGATTTTACCTTAGATAATATATTTAGTCGTGCTAAGTTTTTAGTTAAGACAAAAGGTATTAGAAGTCTGATTATAGACCCATATAATACAGTTCAGCACAAGATGACTAAAGGAGAAAGAGAGGATTTATATATATCTAGGTTTATGAGTGAGCTAAAAAGATTTGCATTAGACTATAATATTTCAATACACTTGGTAGCTCATCAAGTGACTCCCACAAAAGATGAAAGTGGAAGATATATAAAGCCAGATGTAAATAGGATTAAGGGTGGTGGTACTTTCAGTGATAAAGCAGACAATGTTATGTTTATATGGAGACCAAATAGAGCTTTAGATTTTTCAGATACTTCGGTTATATTTGGTAGTCAAAAGATAAAGAAACAAAAGCTTGTAGGTATGCCACAAGAAATACATGGTATACACTTTGATGTTAAAACACAGAGGTATATGTTTAATAATTATACACCATTTACTCAGATAGATGAGCAAAGAAGTAAAAGTTAGTTTGCCAACATTTTCATTTAGTGGCAAAAAGAAAATACAGTTGAATCTAAACCAGTATAGAAACTGGCATCATTATGTAAATAGTAACGTAAAGAGAAATTATTCTTTGGCAATCCAACACATGCTTCATTTTAAATTTGATGGAGAAGTGTCGATACATTACGATTATTATGCACCAGATAAAAGAGTTAGAGATTTAATGAATGTAGTGAGTGTTGTAGATAAGTTTTTTCAGGATGCCATGGTTGTAAGAGGTTGTATACTTGCCGATGACACAAGTATTGTTAAGAATTTGTCAGCAAGATATATGGGAGTGGAGAAAGGTAATTCTAGGATAGAAGCAACAATAAAAGCAATTTAATATGTATTTTCAGTTATTTCCAATTTATGGTTGTATGGTAGGTGTTAATTATTGGAATAATAAGCTTGATGGAGAAGAGAATCCAGATGAGGTAGAACATATATTTCAGTTAATGATTTTTATAATTGGATTTTCATTTCACTATTGGCAAGAGAAAAATTAATAGATCGTTTGGCTGAAGAACATGATGTTTGGATTAGAATGGCAAAGTCTTTAGGATGTGCATCTGAAGAGGAAGCCAGTGACCTTGTTCAACAGATGTATTTAAAACTTTGTATCTTAGGCAAAAATAAATACGATGCAGTTATAGTCAACGATCAAGTTAATAAAATGTATGTGTACAATACTATAAAAAATTTATTTTTAGATGGTTTTCATTTGGTATCACCAAAAAATCATGTAGAGATTATGGGTACAGAGCTTATTTGTTATGATGAAAATATAAATGAAATATTTGAGCAAAAAGAGAATAACTTTGATAATTTAATGGATAAGATTGAATCTATTGTAACCAACTGGTATTGGTACGATAAGAAAATGTGGGAGATATATTTTCACAAAAACATGAGTATGAGAGAAATCTCAGATCAAACAAAAATAAGTTTAAAATCAATATTTGATACTTTAAGTCATGCCAAAAAAGAAGTTAAAAAAAGAACAGAAAAACTCTACAGAAAGTACAAAGACTCCAAGTAAAGGACTTGGGGATACTTTAGAGAAAGTATTTAAGGCTACAGGAATCAAAAAAGCAGTTCACTGGTTGCTTGGTGAGGATTGTGGTTGTGAGAAGAGACAACAGTATTTAAACGAAATGTTTCCTTACAACAGGGTTGAGTGTCTCAAAGAAGAAGAATACATTTATTTAGATAAATATTTTAAGAAAAATATCAATATTGTAAATTATGAAACACGCAGAGATATAACTAATATATTCAATAGAGTATTCAATGCCAGAAGCGAAGTATTTAGTTGTGGTAGCTGCTTCCAGAATGAAATTCTTAATAAACTTAGAAAAGTATATGACAAGTATGAAGAAGATTCCAAAACAGATTTGGTTTCAGAATAATTCAGTTGATAATAATTACAAAATAAAATACAATTATGCCACTAGTAAAACCAAAGCAATACGAGACCAAGACAGATTTCAACAAGAGATGTATGAACAATGCGAAGATGATTTCTGAATACCCAGATAGAAATCAAAGATTTGCAGTTTGCCAGACAATATTTAAAGATAGGTTTAGGGTTAAGAAATGAAGCTACTGAGATCATTTTTAAATATACCTATCCTTCTATTGGTGGTTATCATTACTATAATTCATTATATATTTCAGTTTATTGAATTATTTTTTACTGTTACACTTATTAAACCAATAAAATTTTTAGTCTCCAGATCAAAATATTTAGTTGTTAAACTCTTAAATTTTATAACATAATGGGAAAGACAAAAGAACTCATGGAGCTAGAGTGGTTTACTGAATCACAAAGAGCAGAGCTACACTGGATGGAACAAGAATACTTACATCACAAAAAGAATGAAAGAAGAAAAAATAAGACTACTCGACAGAAGCCTTTGGGATAAAGAAGAATTGTTAGAAAAAATGGTTGATGACAAGTTTTACTATGGTTATCTTGGTAAATATTGTTTATCAAGCAGTTCAATAAAAAAACTTCTTATATCTCCAATAAGCTATTATGATTCTGTTACTGGCAAAGAGAAGAGTAATCAAATTAATTTAGATATTGGATGGTTATTTCATCTGGCAATATTAGAACCTCATCTTTACGAAAATCAAGTGGTGGTAGATGTTCAAGATAGAAAAACAAAAAAATATCAAGAAGCAGTAGAAAAGTATAAAGATCAGAATGTCAGGGTGTTTACAAAAAAAGAAGTGGGAATTGTGCAAAAAATGGGCATGTCCTTTCATAACAATTCAAGAGCAAAAAGTTTATTAGATAAAACGGAGAAAGAAGTTCCTACCATTGGCAATCTATTTGGAGTACCATTTAGAGCTAAAGCAGATGCACTAGGATCAAACTATATTGTAGATTTAAAAAGCACAAGTGACATTGACAGATTTTACTGGGAAGCAAAGAGATTTAGATATGATATTCAATGTTATATCTACTGTGAATTATTTGGAATACCTAAAGACAATTTTACTTTTATTGCCATTGATAAGAGAGATGGTAGACTTGGATTGTATAAGGTATCTGATCAATCATATGAAAACGCTAAGCAAGATTGCAAGATGGCGATCCATAGATTTAATGAATATTTTATTGAAAAAAAAGCAGAGGTCTACGACTTTTGCTTGGAAGGTATGATATGATATATATTTCAAAAGAAGAGTGTTATAGGGATGCATTGGGGTTTATCCGTTCAGGATTAATTTCAGAGCATGAGATTTCTCATCTTTTGGATTTTTACGAAGAAAACGAACATTATGAATGTTGTCAAGGCATTTTAGAAGCTTATGAAGAGACAAAACGAGAAAAGTTTCACATCGACTATTCCTACGATAAAACAGCTAGTTGAAGAAGAAACTGGATACGATTTATTAAATCCAAGACAAACTAGAGACAGAGTTTATATTAGGTCTGTATATTTCAAATTATGTAGAAACAATACCCTTTCATCATATAATAAAATTGGCAAATCAGTTAAAAAGAATCATGCTACAGTTATGCATGGAATAAACTTGTATGATGAGACATTATCTAGATTTGAAAAGGCTTATGTTGAATTGTATAAAAAAATAGAATTTAAATTAAGAAATAAGAATATTGATATTGTTTTAGAGATACAAGATATACAAAACAAGATAAAAGATTTACAGACAAGGCTAGATCATATATTACAACAATTATAAACAAAACAATTATGACACTTAAAATATTAGTTATATGTGGTATTATATTTTATGGATATATCGCATTTTTTATAGAATAGTATGAGTGAGCAGGGAAAAAGACCAATGAAGAAAAAGGTTGATGGCAGACGTAACAACGGAGCTATCAAAGGGGTGTCTAGAGGTCAAGGGAGACCTCGTAAGACCGCCAATATGGATATCAATGGTATGACCCTTAACGCTATGAAAAAAGCGTTTGGAAGCGAGGAAAAGGCTTGGATAGAAGTGGCAAAACTTGCCAAGGGGGGATCAGTTCAACACTGGAAGTGGTTGTTAGAATATAGATATGGTAGACCTAAAGAGCAACAGGAATTAAAGATAGACACTAAAATAAATATTCCAGTCATAGACTTTTCTCAACCTGAAATTATAGACGTAACTCCCAAGCCAGAAAAACTAGAAGAATGATTGATACATTTTGGCGAGACTTGAAAAGAGGAAAGCAAGTGGAGAGAATGGCTTTAGATTTAATCCACACAAAATATCCTAATGCCCATATCATACATGGATACAATAAGTTTTGGGATATTTACGTTCCAGAGTTACAAATTGGCATTGAAGTTAAGTCAGATCAAAAATCAAAGTATACTGGCAACATTGTAGTAGAAATAGCATTTGATGGTAAGAGATCAGCACTATGTGTTACCAAAGCGAAGTATTGGATGTTTTATGATGGATATGGTTTTGTAGTAATAAAACCTAACAGAATATGGGATTGTATAAATGAGAACAAATTAGTGCCTGTAAATTTTATAGGTAATGGAGACACAAAACAAAAAACTGCCTATCTCATTAAGAAAAATATTTTATACGAATATAAAGAAAGATGAATCCAAAGAATTTTATAATAAATAAATTCTTTCCAGACAACCAAGTAAAAACTGTTTGGAGTGAAAGTTTTCAATGGTTCATGACAGATTTGTGGAGAAAGAGAGCTATAGATCAATATCCTGAAAATCGTATTGCTCCACTTAGAAGAATTTATGAAGAAGAATTAGAAAACTTTGAACATTGGGACACATCTTGGCTAAAAGAAAAATATCCAAATAAATTTAAGTAATGGATAATGTAAACCTTAACCCAAAATATCAATCACTATTCAATACAGACACAAGATATAGTGTAATAACTGGAGGTAGGGGTTCAGGAAAATCTTTTGCAGTAGCAGTGTTTCTTGTACTGCTAACCTATGAGAAAAACAATAAAGTTCTTTTTACTAGATTTACTATGACCTCTGCAGGTATGAGTATTATTCCTGAGTTTATAGAGAAGCTAGAACTCATGGGAGTTGCCAATCAATTCAGTATCACAAAAACAGAGATCATAAACAATTTAACAGGGAGTTCAATATACTTCTCTGGTATTAGAACTGCAAGTGGAGACCAGACTGCAAAGCTTAAATCTATTAGTGGTATAAATACTTTTGTGTTAGATGAAGCAGAGGAGCTTACTGATGAAGAGAGCTTTGACAAGATTGATTATTCTATTCGTGCCAAGGGTGTAAAGAACAGATGCTTGTTAATTCTAAACCCTACTACAAGAGAACATTGGATTTACCAAAGGTTTTATCAGAATAGAGATATTCCAGATGGATTCAATGGTCAAAAGGAAAATGTGAATTATATACATACCACCTACATGGACAATTTACCACACCTTAGTGAATCTTTTGTCAAGCAGGTTGAGACGATGAAAGTTCGTAGACCAGATAAATTTAAGCATCAGATAATGGGAGGTTGGCTACAAAGAGCAGAGGGTGTTGTATTTACTGATTGGCAAGTTGGACAATTCAATGAGGATATAGATTTAAAGGCATGGGGATTGGATTGGGGATTTTCTCGAGATAGTTCAGCTCTTGTAAAAGTAGCTATCGACAAAAATAGAAAGATAATATGGGCAAAAGAATATCTTTATAAAAAAGGATTGGTTACTTCTAATCTCTATGATGAGTGTATAAGACACGCAGGAAAGGAGCTAATAATCTGCGATAATAGTGAACCTAGGCTAATTGCAGAACTATCAGCCAGAGGTCTGAATCTAAGCCCTACGATAAAAAAGAAAGGCAGTATTTTATCTGGTATTGCACTTATGCAAGACTATACCATAAATGTAGATGGAGAGAACTTAGTCAAAGAGTTTAATAACTATTCATGGGCTATCAATGGGATAAAACCGATTGATTCCTATAACCACTTGATTGACAGTCTGAGGTACGCAGTTCAATATATGCTTACTCGTTCAGTGCCTAAAGGAATGTATATTGTAAAGTAATTTTGTAATTGTAAAAATATTTTATATCTTAGACATGAAATTTCTTTACTGTTCGTAGTTAAATTAGTTTTTTCATTAAAATTGTTTTAGTTAGTAATTAGTTTGAGCCACTCTTCGGAGTGGTTCTTTTTTGCATATAACTAAAATGTTAAAGTTTTGTTAAAATATTTGTCACTTGGAAAAATCATTGTATGTTTGTAATGGGAATAAAGCTGACAAAGTTCTTGGGTACACTATCAGCTTTCTAAAGGGTGACAGAGATGTTGCCCTTTTTTCATTATATTGAAATGTTAAAGTTTTGTTAAAGTTTGTATTAATTTTGTCACATGGAGATTTATTACTACTTTAGTGACTCATTAAAACTATATTATTATGACTATTACATTAGAACAAATTTTAGACAAGGTATCAAACGGAAAGGTATTCTCTGCTGAGTTTATCAAGAAGGATGGTACTGTAAGAACTATGAAAGCTAGGACTGGAGTAGTTAAGCATCTTAAAGGTGGATCACTTGCTTTTGATCCTGTAAAGAAAAAACTTATCCCTGTGTTTGATATGGATAAACAGTCTTACAAGTTTATCAATTTCAATACACTTCAGTGGATTAAGATATCTGGAAAAAAATACACTAACTTCATAAACGAGTAATCATGGCAACAAACAAAGAAGTAGTATTCGCAAGATTAGAGGTAACTAGGTTTTATAAAGACCTAACACCAGATCAACAGAATGAGATGAG